GACGGCAAAGATTGATCCTCTTTGGGAAGGTATTGTGGGCCAGTGTGGTCAAGAGGAACGTTTCCTCACCGAACTACTTGACTTAATCGAACGGAGTTGATATAATGTATAATGATGATTGGTTTGGAAAAACCCTTCTAACTTCCATAGCAGTATTAATCTTTGGTATGCTCTTTGGTATTCCTGCTGTCATGACATACCACTATAACCTTGAGACAAAGTGTGTGCAAAGCAATAACATTAAAAGTCCGGAGTGCTTTGAGTTGTTTGTTCGTACCGGTAAGACTGTAAATCTAAACACACAGACATGGGAAAACGTAAAATGAGCAAACTTGTCCTAGTCGAAACTGTTTCCACATTCCGCCACACATACGTTATCAAGTTGCCTGACAGTGATCCTAATGATTATGCGCTTGATGATGTAGTATGTGGTATGGATAACCTTAATGATAATCTAACAGACGTTACACAGAACCATATCTCCGAAGTTATCTTTTCTCACCGTGTTATCACAGAAAAAGAATATCTGGAAATGTTTGATCGTGAGAACGCCTATCTAAGTGGATGGCCGACCGATAAAAAGTTGGAGTTTATTTACGATAGTTTGAAAGAGCGTGAAGCACGGATACATAGAGAAGTTAATTGGGGACCTGATGTTGGTCATGAAATCTTAGACGAAGGATGCTAATAATGCATGGACAGAAACTATACAAGATTGACTCCAACAGTAATCCTCGTGTGTGGTGGATGGAGTATGACCATGAAAAGTATCGCACACATTCTGGTATCGAAGGAGGTAAGATTGTAGTTTCTGGTTGGCAGTATCCGACCGCTAAGAATGTTGGTCGTTCTAATGCGACGACTATTGCCGAGCAGGTGAAGGCAGAGGTCGAAGCCGAATATACAAAGAAGCAGAACCAAGGTAAGTATCACACCTCTGTTGGTGAGTCTATTTACTTTGGTGCTAAATTCTTTGAGTGTATGTTGGCTGACAAGTATGATGCCAAGAAGCATAACAAGTTTCCATATTACTCACAGCCCAAGTTAGATGGTGTTCGCTGTCTTGTTTCTCGTGAAGGTATGCAGTCACGCAATGGCAAGCCCATTCTATCTGCACCTCATATTCGTAAGGTATTAGAACCATTCTTCCAAAAATATCCTGATGTTGTTCTTGATGGTGAATTGTATAACCATGACCTCAAGAATGATTTTGAGAAGATCATTTCACTGGCTCGTAAGAGTAAGCCAACTGATGCTGATTTGCAAGAGTCAAAAGAAATGATCCAGTATTGGATCTATGATGCTATTATGGATCTAAACTTTAGAGGTCGTAAAAACTTTATAGATCAAAATCTATCAAGTAGTGTTTCAACTCGTATCGTTGACACCTATATGATAGAGGATGAACAATCGGTTCAGACGATGTTATCACATTATCTTGAACAGGGTTTTGAAGGTCAAATGCTCCGTGTTCCTGACTCTCCTTATGAAGGTAAGCGTTCTAAGAACCTTATCAAGCATAAAGAGTTTGAGGATGACGAGTTTGAAATCGTCTCTATCGAAGAAGGTAAAGGTAACTGGGCAGGTGCTGCCAAGCGTATCGAAATCCGTTTGAAAGACGGAACGACACAGTTTTCCGGAGTGCGTGGCTCATTTGACATGCTCAAGGATCTGTTGTATAATGCTGATGAATATATCGGTACGGACGTTACCGTAAGATATCAGAACAAAACCGAAGATGACAAACTTCGTTTCCCTGTTGTTGTTGCTTTCTGGAAAGGCAAGCGTGACCTATGAATATCTTTTATCTACATTCTGATCCTAAAGTGTGTGCCGAGTGGGCTGTTGACTCGCATTGTGTCAAGATGATCCTTGAGGCTGCCCAGTTGCTATCAACGGCTCACCGAGTGCTAGACGGTGTGCAGTATATTGACGCATCCTCTGGTCGCAAGATCAAGCGGTGGAGCATCGACGATGACCGTGAAATTGTTCTATATTCTGCCACACATGTTAATCACCCGTCTGCTATCTGGGCTCGTGAGTCTAATAACAACTACAACTGGCTGTGGTGCTATCTGTATGAACATTGTAAAGAATATACCCGTCGCTATGGCAAAGTCCATAAGATTGAACAAAGCGGCCTTCTAAAAGTGTTACAGACTCCTCCACATAACATTCCTATCAAACATTTCTTCCAGCCACCTAGTGCGATGGATGCTAAATACATCATATCAGAAAATTCGATTACAAACTATCGAAACTACTACAAGGTAGGCAAAGCACACCTCCACAAGTGGAAAGCACCTGCATTGCCACCATCATGGATAATGGAGAATTAATATGGACTTTGGTAAAGCATTAGAAGCATTGAAAGATGGTAAGAAGGTTGCCCGTGAAGGATGGAATGGCAAGGGTATGTGGATCAATCTACAAGTTCCTGATGCACATTCTAAGATGACATTGCCCTATATCTATATGAAAACGGCATGTGATAATCAGGTACCATGGTTAGCATCACAGACCGATATCCTTGCAACCGATTGGGTTCTGGTTTAATGCCAACATATTCGTTTCGTGATAAACAAACAGGAGAGGTGTTCGACGTATTCATGTCAGTCTCCGAACTAGATACCTTTCTGGACAATCATCCAGAACTTGAGAAACTATTATCAGCACCAATGTTTCTTGGTACTAACATGAATGGTGGTCTAAACAATAATACATTCTATGACCCAAAAGGACGTGATTGATGCCTAATTACACATATAAAAACAAAGTGACTGGTGAAGAAGTTACTGTTACCATGACAATGGCTGAACATGATACTTACCTAGATGACAAACCTGATTGGGAGCAGATGATCCTATCAGCAAACTTTGTAGACCCAGTCTCAATTGGTGTCACTAAACCTCCAGCAGATTTTCAAAAGTATATTCTTGGTCGTGTTAAGTCCGCTGTACCTGGTGCAGAAGCCGTTGCTAATAAGCGTTGGGACATTCCTAAGGAGATTTAATCCCTGTCAACCGAACATACTAGCAAAAAGTTTAGAGGTCGAGCCCGTAAGAAGGCTTCGACCTCTTTTGGTTATGATGATGTGACTAACAATAACAACAAAGGTAAATATATGTCACGAAAGCAGAGAAGAAATAACCATAATCAGCAACATAATAATGAGAACATTGCAGAAAGAAATCATTTTGAACTGCGTCACATTAAACCACTAACAGTAAACCAACAGAGAGTGTGGGACGCATATCAAGACGGTTCTAATCTAATGCTACATGGTTATGCCGGCACCGGTAAAACTTTTCTATCCTCATACCTAGCACTAAAGGAGGTGTTAATAGACGAGACATATAAGAAGGTAGTTATCATCCGCTCCGTTGTACCATCCAGAGATATGGGTTTTCTTCCTGGATCTGAAAAGCAAAAAGCGGAAGTATATGAACAACCTTATCAGGAAATCTGTGACGATCTTTTCGGTCGTGGTGACGGATGGAAGATTTTAAAAATGAAAAAATTAGTTGAGTTTACCACAACTTCCTTCTTGCGTGGAACGACATTTAATGATAGTATTATCATAGTGGACGAATGTAACAATATGACATTCCAGGAAATTGATACCGTTATGACACGTATCGGAAACAATTCTCGTATCATCTTCTGTGGTGATTATCGTCAGACTGATCTACATAAGCCACACGAGAAAACTGGTATTAAAGAGTTAATGAACATCACAAGACGTATGCCATCTTTTGACCACATTGAATTTGGTATTGAAGATATTGTGAGAAGTGGTGTTGTGAAAGAATATATTATTCAGAAAACGGAGATGGGACTATGACACAAATTACACAAGATGAATACATTAAACGATTGAAAGAGTTTATCAATACACAAATGGCTAATGTTCAAGCCGACGGTACTAGACATGATCTAAGATTTTGGGTCAAGTTTAACAATGACAAAGAGGTTGAGTTTAAAAATTATCTCTCGTCAGAAGGTATCACAGTCGTAGGACAGTGACTATATATTGGAGGGAGAGCAATTCTCCCTCCAATATTACGGAGTTTTAAAATGGACGAAATCCTCGATGATGATTTTGATGTGGGCTGTTGAAAACATTTACCCACCTAAACACAACCCCTCTATGTGAACTAAAGAGAGAAGAATATAATGGCAAGCGATTTTATATCTCGCCAAAGGGTACTAAACTCCCCTCGGTTACGACTTTTCTATCTCACTTCAAAGGCGACTCTATTGCAAAGTGGCGCAAAAAAGTCGGAGAAGAAGAAGCGAACAAAATCTCGGCACGAGCAAGCCGCAGAGGTACAAAATTCCATTCTCTTATGGAATCTTATATCTCTAATCAGAAAGGATTCCTCACTGAACCAGATGTAATGCCAGATATGCAACATGCATTTCTGGAGATTAGACCTACCATTAATAGGATTGATAATGTTCACTATCTGGAAACTATGCTCTATTCAGAGACACTTGGTCTCGCTGGTCAAGTTGATTGTATTGCCGAGTTTGATGGCGTCCCTTCTATCATTGACTTTAAGACTTCTCTAAAGCCTAAGAGAGAAGATTGGATCTTGAACTACTTTGAACAATGTACCTGCTATTCTCTCATGTATGAGGAGATGACGGGAGTGCAATGTAAGCAAATTGTGGTATTAATATCTGTTGATAATGAACAACCTCAGGTGTTTGTTAAGAACCGCAGAGATTATATACCAGAGTTAGCAAGAAAGGTGAAACAGTTTAGAAATGAAACAGGCTACTAAAACTTGTTATATTTCGGACGATAACTATGTTGCGTGTGCTGCTACCGAAGATGGTAAGTATGCCTACATTGAAAACGATCCTGAGGGTATCAAACTATTACAGATTGTTGATACCATATCAGAAGCTAAAGAGTTAGTATTGGATTACGAATTGGCAATGAAAGAATTTTGGGAGGTATTCAAATGAAATCTCTCCATATTGGAAACGTAGCAGGTCAGATTGATCTAAAAGGTAAAAAATATAAACTCCTTTCCTGTAAGTGTTGTGTTTTACAGAACTTCAAAGTTAGAGAACGCAATAGGGAAGCAAAGAAAGAAATGAGGGAATACAAATGAAGAAAGTATATCTAATCGCATTGGTGTTTCTTAGTCTTGGTATCAGTGGTTGTAATAGCGTTGGTGATGATGCAAAGTTCCTCGAATGTCTCGCCCGAGACCGCACATCAAATCCGTGTAATTAAGGAATCTCAAGCACCTTGGATAGAAGATTTTGAAAATACCCTTGACACGCAATGAGTTTTGTGCTATAAATAATATGCTTAGATCGTTGAGAGACGAAACATAGGTTTCTTGGACGTGGGGGCAGTTCCCACCGCCTCCACCATAGATACACCAGCCACCGAGGTCGTTTGTGTGGTCTTATATCGTGCTAGCCGATGGGATATGATAATAGGTGTATCTTTGATGGGGGCGATTCAGGTTCGACAGGATTCAGTAAGGTCGTAAGGAGATCGAAAGCAAATCGTAAAGGCAAACGACAACAACGCCTATGAGGCTTTCGCTCTAGCAGCGTAATCCTTTGGGTGGGCCACCAGCCTCGAAACAGAAATGGTGGCACTTTATATTATGATAACAAGGAACGGATATGAACGCAGAAGATATCAGCCGCTTTTCAATGGCCATCGAGGAGATGGTCTATATGAAAGACATACCTTACATTGATGCAGTTGTTATGTATTGTGAAGAAACAGGATTTGAGGTAGAGACAGCAGCTAAGTTAGTCTCTGGTGTCCTCAAGTCAAAGATCAAACTAGAAGCCGAAGAACTACACTACCTCAAAAAGTCAAACACTTCCCAACTCCCTCTTTAATATGGTGATATGATGTTTAATGCGAATGAATCCTTCTCTATTGAAAACGCCAAGGCCGAAATCCAGTCCCTAATCAAATCACGAAATCTCTTATCAGGTTTATATGGCCATAACGTCGTGATTGCTGGTGGATTCTTTACGAATGTCCTACAAAATAATAAGTTCAAGGACATTGATATCTTTGTATTGAACAATGATTATGTTGTATATAATCACCTGACAGAAGGTTTCAAGAAGCAGAGTGAAAGACAAGAGAAAGAAAGAGAACGGGTGTTGCGTGGCGACCTCCTTTCTGTCACACCTATCAATTCTATCTTTCAGGATGTTCCTTTAGCAGACACGGAATGGTCACGTTCTGAAATGATGGCATATATGCACAACAAAGAAATTGTTGATGTTATCAATAATCACAAAACAGATGCACAGTATATTCTCACCAAGTATCAGACCCGTGAAGAACTACTAGCACACTTTGACTATAAGCATTGCAAGGTATCTTATGTTCCTGTAGAGGAAAAACTCTATATCAACCGTGAGACTTATGACTGTATTCAGAATAAGATCCTCAAGATTAATAATGATCAGAAAAGTAAGAACCATCAGTATCGTCTAAGCAACTTTCTTGCCAAAGGTTGGACTCTTGATGATGGTAGTAAGAAAACCCTGTTAGATGCTCAACGTGAGGTCATTCGTGAGTCATTTGAGAAATTGAAACAGGAAGCAATCGGCAAAGTGATGATTGCGGGTACTGAATATACTATCAATAAGCAGACCTTAGATGATGCTGGTATCACAGCACAGACTGTGGAAGATACCATGAAGCGTTATCGTACCGATTCATCATATATCTAACGGATAAAATGAAACACTTTTCAGGATATGGTGCATATCTGTTATTCTTAGCCCTAAGGACTCATTTCACTAGGGCTAAGTATGATTTCTTTCAGATGAACGGTAAACTCCGTGCAACTAAGGAGTCATACCTAAAACGTAATGATAAGGCTTTCTTTGAAAAGGTTGCGAAACTATATAATGCCGAGGAGTTGAAAAACTTCTATATCGCAAACTTCTTAGAAGATCGTCATTATATAACAGACATGCTTGAGGAAGATGCACATGGAGCGTTTTATGAGTTACAGAAGCGACAACAATCACTCTCATACATCTTTAGAAACGACATGGACCGTGTATTTGAACATGGTTGTAAATCTGCTTTCACTGTTAACGATGGTGATTACCCTTGGATTGTCGGCATGGTTATGCGTAAAGATATTGCTTTTGAGTCTGCGGTCATTCTAAATGATTTCATACCATACACCGATAAGTTTGATAAATACTTAGGAGATGATGATATCATTTGGTCAAGACTTGCTTTGAAACTCCGAAAGTATAGACCCTTCCTTAAGTATGACTCGGATAGAATCAAAGCCATACTCAAGGAGAAAGTAAATGGAAACTCTACAGGGTAAAGCGTCAGATATTCTATTGCAAGTTGCGGACGGGTATTACTTTAGAACATTCAATGAAGAAGGTCGAATGGTTCTAGTATGTAAAGATACACAAACTGTTTGGTTACCATCAGACGAAGTTCTATATTATATGGAGATTATCTATGGATATGAGTTACTCCAAGACTAAACGACAAAAGAGATTTCAACAGAAAGACAGACATATCGAACGACAGTTTGATATCGCTAAGACCCACGATCATGGGTATTACAACGACAACAACAAGCACAAGTTACACAAGAAACATGCCATGAACTGTGGCAATCCTCGTTGTTATATGTGTGCTAATCCTCGCCGCACATGGGGAGAAAAGACAATACAAGAGGTCAAGTTTGAGTGTCAGGCTGTTGTTGATGAAAGAAAGGATCTCATCAGTAAGCATGAATGGGAAGACTTAAACGATCCTTCTATGCAATGGTGACTAAATATCACTTGACAGAAGGAGATTCTTCTGTTATAATACAAACATTATATTATGAATATGTGGATAATACGACTATACAACGAACATACGGAGAAAATATATGAACTTTGCAAACCTCAAGAAGCAGTCTAAGTCCTTTGATAACCTACTAAAGGAAGTGGACAAACTCAATACCCCCACATACGAAAACAAAGAAACTGATAACTATTGGAAGCCTACCCCTGATAAGTCAGGTAATGCTCTAGCAGTTATTCGCTTTCTTCCTGGCCCAGCAGTAGACGGTGAAGATGCTCTACCATGGGTACAGTATTGGGATCACGGCTTCCAGAACAAGATCACTGGTAAGTGGTATATTGAGAAGTCCCTAACAACCTTGGGTCAGAAGGATCCTGTTTCTGAGTATAACTCCACTCTGTGGAATGCTTCGGGTGATGATAACTCACCAGAGCGTAAGCAGGCTCGTGATCAGAAGCGTCGTCTGCATTATGTTTCTAACATTCAGGTTATCAACGATCCTAAGAACCCACAGAATGAGGGTAAGGTATTTCTATTCAAGTATGGTAAGAAAATCTTTGATAAGATTACAAAGATGATGAACCCAGACCTTGAGTCAGAAGCCAAGATCAATCCTTTCAATCTTTGGGAAGGTGCACATTTCAAGTTGAAGATGACCCGTCAGTCTGGCTTCCCCAACTACGATGAATCAACATTCTTGGCACCTGGTCCTTTGAGTGAAGATGACTCTGAGTTGGAAGCAATTTGGAAGTCTGAGTATTCTCTCAAGGAGATTGTTGACTCTAAGAACTTCAAGTCTTATGATGAATTGAAGAAGCGTCTTGATGACGTTATGGGGCTATCATCTGGTACCTCAAAGGCTACCTATGCTCCTACACCAGCACCTAAGGTAACTAAGGCTGATATTGTAGAAGATGATGAAGTTCCTTTTACGGCTTCTAAGAAGGTTCCCGTTGTCGAAGATGACGAGGATGAGGATCTAGCAATGTTTAGAAAACTTGCTGAGGACTAATAGAATTGGGGAGCAGAAATGCTCCCCTTTTTTATGATCTGTTACCTTTACTGTAATGGTAATTATTATCTGCACTACCAGTTTCAACACCATTAGCACGACTTGCCACTCTATGTGCAGTTGGGTTTCTATATGGTATCTCTGTAACATGACCTAATGCTGCTAACCAATTCTGATTGAGTTGATCTGTTGCTTGCTTATTTAAATCAGGTGCCTTGGCTGTCTTAGTTTGCATATCAGCAAACCCCTTTTGTAAATCTTGTATAGCAGATTGAAACTCATTCATCATAGGTGCAGCGGTATCTGTTTGTTGCTGTGGACCGAGAGCATTATTCTTTTTGTTTGGTAACACATCAACAGTCTTAGTGTCAGGATTCATTACTGCTGCTTCATTTGTATTCATTGTGAACAGTGGCTTTTGTTGTGCATTAACAACTACAGCATTATCTCCCTGTAACCCACCAATAGGATATGCAGCAATTTCTTCTGTGCTGACCTTCGTGGTGCCACCCTGTGCTTTAGGTTTAACCTGTGTTGGCACATCTTCGTGTTTCTTCATGAAAGTGTCTTTATCAAGATTATACTTCTTCATGTCACCTAGAATTTCTTGCACCTTAGGATGATTCATATCTTTAATATTCAAGGCGCCAGACTTTTCATCATATGATAGAACACCCTGTGCCTGTGCTTCTCTCAGTCCTTTAACTGTATCATTCCACACACCTTCACGGCCTGGCCCAACAAATGAATATGCCAATGGTTGTTTAGTACCGACTTCATTTAGATATGCATCTTTGTTAAAGGTAAATCTATTACCCGATGGTGAAGCCTTTGGTTGTTCGACCTTAGCAGTAGGTGCAGCAGCGGGAGTGTTCGTAGGACCACCTGGTTGTGTAACGTCTGTTAATGGCTTGATACCTCCAGTAACGTCTTGTCTCGCAGCAACTTCGTTATTAGATTTAGTAGTAGAATCTTTCACAGTTTTTTCAGCAGAAGGTGCCACTGATGCAGGTATTGATGATGGTTGTGATGTACCTTCAATCAACATTTTTTGTTCTGGTGAGGCCAATGATTTTGCCATATTGATAGCAGCCATTGAACTTTCTGTAGGTTGTCCATTACCAACAATACCCCATTTCTCACCATGATAATCATTAATGTTTACTCTTGTAACAGAAGCACCACGTCCAGCGTGTTGATCTAATATGAGAACATTGCCTTGTGCATCAGGTTTTGTTAGCGCAATTCCTGTGTGATAATGACTCTTACCATCAGGCATATCTCTTGCCATCTTACCACCAGAATGATCATTATAAGATGTTGTAGCGATAACAGCACCAGGTACAATACCATCTGGATTATACTTAACATTCCAGGTACTTGCTGGTCCAACTTGAGGAGCAAAATGCTTACTAAGTGCCACACATTGTTTTGATTCTCCCAGCCATGAGCCTGTAGTACCACCGGCTGCCGCAGTAGAAGTAATTGCTGTTTGTTCAGGTTGTGTAACAGATGCCAACTTACCTAAACGTCCTGCTTCTGCTTCAACTGCTAATTGTTCTCTCCTAGCAGCAATCTGTTGTGAGGTATAGTTTTGTGTTATGGGATCATTACTCGCAGACCCCATCGTTCCCCAAGATTTGTTCCAGTCACGAGCACCACCAGCGGCTCTAGCATCAAAATCTTTCGGTCCTCCTACATCAGATCCATATCCATACCATTGACTAGCTACCCAACGACGGTCACCACCATGTGCTGCAATTTTAGCAGCAATCCAATCAGCTTGTCTAGAAAGAGAAGAAGGGTCTCTCACTGACAATCCTGTTTCTCTCTCAAAGTCAGATCCTAATCCAGGATTCCAACTGGCACGATTCATTTGAAAAGGACCCCACGATTCTTCTCTACTGTTAATATTTCTATCATAGATATTGCCGTGACCTGATTCACCACGAACAATACCATACATTATTTTAGGATCAACATTGTGTTTGGCCGCAGCAGCATCAATCATCTGTTTTAGACTACCTGAAGAAGAAAGACTTGCTTTAGCCTCTTCTTCACTAATCTGTGGTGCAGCATAGTGAAACTTTTCATTACCCTTATCATCTTTTGTAATAGTAATGCCAACTTCTTTTCTAATTTCTTCCGGTGCATTTTTCAACCACTTCATTCTCTCGTCATTGACGGCAATATCACCAGCCTTTAATGCGTCGAAGGCAGCCTTTTGTTCTGGTGATAATTGTGGAGGTGGTTTATATCCTTTTTTACTGACAGCAGCACGTTCTGCATCCATGTTCTCTTGCCACTTCTTACGATAGCCGCCAGCATTAAAATTAGATCCTGCTGAAGAACCTGAAGCAGTATTATTCAACTGCTGTTCGTATTCTCTTTGCTTCATAGCTGATAGAGAAGATGGTATAGCCCTTAGAAACCCACTAATGTTTGGGTTGCGTTCAATATAGTAATGTGGGAATAGTTCTGCTGCTTGTGTTGGTGTCAGCATAGAAATAAGAAATTGTCCAGTCTGTTGATCCTGGACAGCCGCTATTCTATCTTGCAGATTTAATTTTCTTAAAGCATTAAAGTTTGCTTTTCTTGCTGTGAATGGCATTTACTGCTTTCTTCTTTGTGCTTGTTTGATCTGGGCTTTCATTTCTTGTTCTCTTTGTTTAGCAAGTTTCTCCTGCTCGTCCAAGAAGGCTGCCAGCAAATCAATGTAAATATATCTTTCCCACGGCATCATGCTCTCAAGTTCTGTTAGACTCCAATGGTGATGCTGCATCATTGCAAAGTTTGTTTTAAACACACCACTAAGTTTATCATGACCGAGTATCAGTAAAAAAAATCTAAGAAATCTGAATACCTCACTTCATGATGAAATCCACACTTGGGACAGTCTGCTTCTAGTTTAACAACAAATGTCGGAAAGTTGTCAACAAACTTTTCTAGTTTCTTGTAGTTCTCCTCAGTCAACCCTTCAACAAATTCTTTTAGTTCTTTTGTTGAATAGTCTTTTGCAGAGTAGACACCCTTCTTATCATATATGTGTTCAATAGAGTTTATGATAATGGTAGTTTTCTTATCAATCTCTGGTGCTTGATCTAGATTCTTAACTAGTGAATAGTTAGGATACTTCATCTTGACACCGTTATTCTGATCAAACTTTATATCATTGGTAATAGTTTCATCTTTAACTATCTCACACTTGGCTATATCCATATTTGTTGGGAATGTATGCCCACATCTATTACCATTGTCTAGTGTGTTATTGCAAGTTAGGCTTACCTCTACAGATTCTCCAACAGACTTTGCTCTCAGAAAGATAAACAAAAAGTCAATGTCAAAGAATGGTAACTTGTCAATATCAATATCACCACTAACAATACAATTGTTTAACACCTGTCTGCTTGTCGTTATGATATCTTCTAGATTCTTCGACTCGGCTGCCATAAACAATAGCTTTTCTTCTTTCACCGTAAATGGTCTGACTTTAATTGTCTTACCATTTGATGGTATCTTTACTGTGTGAACCGGCACATCAATCTTTGGTAGAGGTCTTTCTACCGTTTCAATAGGCAAACTCATATTCTAATCTCCACTTATGGTGTTAATCCTGATAATGTTGATGGTGCTGTGCCAGGTACTGCATCTCTTCCTGGTCTTGTCCAATACTGATATACAAATGAAACTGATAATCTTAGCACATCATTGTCAGCCCATGTCACAGGCTGAGGATTGACTTGTGCTGGCCATGCGTTCTGTAATGACCACTGATATACTGCCTTAGGTGCTGTTGCACCCTTAATGTTTGTTGGTGCTTCTGATAGTTGAAACACATCTATCGTGGCATAATACTGTTCTGGGTAATTGAAGTTAAAGTTATTGATGGGATTAATAATACCCACCCAGTCATCAAATAGCTGTCTTTCATACGACTCACCTCTACAGATGAATGACATTGAAATTTCGTTTGAGTATTTTGTGTTATATGGAAACATGATAGGTGGTCCATAATATCTTGTTTCAGATATTTCAGATCCTCTACCGGGTAACTCAGTTGCATCACATAGATATGACAACTCTTTAAACAACTGATTATAGCCCAGTTGAGTCATCAGATTATTAGGATTTGTTGGGCTAACTCTGACCATATAACGGCACTGTTTTGCCAAAGCACCTAGACTGTTAATCTTACTATTAAAATCCAACATAGTAAGATTTGATGGTGGGTTTGATACGTTAAAAGAGGCCATTAGAATCCCTGATCGATATAGTTTCTGTCAATAATTTCCATTTCTCTAACTGTAAATGTGAATAGACATGAAACTGGGTAACCATTGGTGAATGTTGACCACTCACCTTGTGGAGAATAGTTTGCTTCAATAGCCGTAACAACACAACGCTTTAGTTTAGGTACGTGTGTGTTTTCTTTACCGTTGAACCAAAAATTAATCTGTGCTTCTGCTGGTGTTTTAAAGGTCAGACCTTGATTAACCGGTGCAGCGTTTCTACGAATATAGTATATGATCTTTTCCATGTTCTGTGATTCTTTCTCAGAACGTGGTGCAAAGAGGAAGCCGAACTGAAATGTTCTTAGTGCGGTGCTTCTGTATAGTACCTGAACACCAGGATTAATAGCACGACGCATAGTGGCTGCCATATTTGTACCAGATACACCTAATAGATTATTGGTGACTATGTTTGACAGTTTAATGTCAGCGTATTCGTGTGCATCTGTATAGATTGGTGTTGAACCACCACCTGTAGCAGATGGCATGAACAAGGCAGCCGAGAACACAGGTGTTGTTGGTCCTGAAGTAGCAGAACCGGTTGCAAAACCATACTGATCATCAAAGAACTTAATTGTCATCCAGTGACCCATATACTCTGCACCAAGGTCCTCTGGGAAATGTGCAGACTCAAATGTGTATTTTGAGCCAAAGATTTGTTTCTCTATGAACTTGATTGCACCAGTTGGATCAACTGCTTCTAGCGGTGTTACTACTGCTGTCAATGCTGTATCAAGTAATGAGCCGAAAATAGATGGTTCTGCCATTTAATGCCTCTATGGAGTTATGCTACATATATTTAGCAGAGGTATATAATGGCAACTAACTTCAAACAGGGATTTTTCAGACCGAAGAACCCATCCAAGTATCGTGGTGATGCTAACAATATAGTCTATCGCTCCGGCTGGGAGAAACGAGTAATGGATTCGCTAGATGATAATATTAATGTTATATCTTGGTCATCTGAGGAGATTATTATACCTTATGTGTCTCCTGTTGATAATAAAGTTCATAGATATTTCCCTGACTTTTATGTTGAAGCCCGAGCACCAGATGGTTCTGTTAAGGTGATGCTGCTAGAGGTTAAACCTATTGCACAGACACAAGCACCTAAGAAGCCACAGAGACAGACTAAAAGGTTTCTCAATGAGGTTATGACGTATGGTGTCAATCAAGCCAAGTGGGATGCTGCATCTAAATACTGTCAGCACAAGGGTTGGGAATTTAAATTGATAACCGAAAAAGAACTGTTTAATAAGAAGAATAAATAGTAATATGGCAGACGAAGGTAAAAAGAAATATACTTCCGCTGAGATGCAGAAGTGGTTATTTGAAAAGGCAGCAGAGGCTAAAGACCCCAAGATTGCCAGAAAAATTGTCATGTCTAATGATGAAAGAGGTCGTGCATTTGCTATGCTGGGCAAGTTATACCTATTCAAGTATAACCCTATTGGTAGGTATACTCTTTCTAAGTATGACAAGTTACCTCTTTGTGTACCGATTGAGAGATATGGAAACGGATTCTTAGGATTGAATTTACATTATCTCGGAGTTGCACAAAGATCAGCATTGCTGGAACTACTGTTACAGACTCGAAGCGAAGAAATTGTTAACGACAAAACAGTTATGAAAGTCAATTATCAGAAATTATTGACGAACACAAGAGTTGAAAAGTTGGCAATCCCTTGTGTTCATAGATATGTGTTTACTCAGGTTCGTTCAAAGTTTATTGAAATTTATCCTAGTGAGTATGATTTGGCCGTGCAACTCCCAGTGGAAGACTGGGTATTCAATCGATAAGGCAAGTAGATGTCAATTAAATACAATACATATTTCGGTAAGTTTCCTAAGGTTGACTATGACATTCAAAATACTGTCTTAGATAAGCAGTATGAGAAAGTCACCGATATCTTCTTTCGTGTAGGTTATATCAAAGAAGTATTAAACAACCTTTCATCATACTACACTGTAGAAGTTGATGATGGTGACACACCAGAAATCCTTGCAGAAAAAGTATATGATGATGCTGGTGCTGGTTGGATGATATTGTTGGCTAATCAGATCATTGATCCGCAGTTTGAATGGCCTCTATCATACGATGCATTTAACAGCTATCTTATCAGCAAGTATGGATCAATTGAAGCCTCTGAGTTGTTAGTTCATCATTATGATATGGTTATTACAAGAGTCCTACAACCAGACAATGTAACAACCGAAACAAGATTTCAAGTCAATGGCACAAAACTAACCGACAATAATCTTGATGTTCCTTATAGCTATTACAATCCTCACTTTGGTGATCCTGGCTCTCTTGCCAATGTGCAGTCAGTTGAAACGTTTGATATAGATGGAAAGACAATCACAGTTACAACTCACGGTGAGGCTATTACTGCATATGATTATGAGTTGTCATTAAATGAAAGCAGACGATTAATTAAGATTATCAAGAAAGAATATTACAACCAGGTTATAAAAGAGTTTGATAAACTAGCCTCTTATAGACCACCATTTATCCGAAGAGTTAAATAATGGCAATAACGTTTGAAATTCAAGATCCGATTGGTGTTATTAGTGTAGAGAACTTTGATATACAGCCAGGCCTTCCTGGTGAAATGACTATTAGAGAAATAAACATTGTTGAGAGCCTGCTAAGTCCAGCTGTTCAAGTATCAGCAACCATTCAATCAAACCTATACAAACCATCTGGTAAAAACTTTGATCAGTTTAAAAACCAAGAGATGTCTTTCACATTAACTAGAAAAGAACGGGTTAAATCCTCGATGACAGTCAGTCAGCAATGCTATAGACTAGATCATCGTGATTTCGTTGTATCTAATATTGGCAATGCGGAAGAGATGACGTTTCATGCCATTGATAAGTCTGTTTTAAAAGACGCACAAAGTCTTGTAAGCAAGTCATGGAAATGCACAAGACCCTCTGAGGTTGTTAGTAACGTATTAAACGAATGCCTTGATGCCAGCGAAACTAAAGTTGGTAGTGCTGATCCTGCTAGAGATTATATTGCAGAAAATATTCATCCCTTTCAGGTAATAGCACAGCAGGCACAGGTTGCTCTTGATGGTGATGATCCATCGTTTGTTCATTTCATGACATTGAATCAACAAACTGGTGAGGGTGTTCATCATTTCGAATCGTTGAAGTCAATGACTCAAGGTAGTTCTATAGCCACTTATGAGTATGGTGACTCGGTATGGACCGGCGGCCCATTGGGTGGTGGCTATCAAAACAAATTCGTTGCTCTTAGTTTCTCTTTCCCCTGTGACTTTGATTATCTATCTGATCTTCTCAATGGTATCGATGAAAACGGACAGAATAAAAACAGCGGTGCGTTTATTAATCAGGTATTTAAACAGATGTTTGGTATGACTGAAGGTGGAGGAGGTTTCACTAATCACTGTGGTCTAGGTGGATATAATTATAAAGAAGGTTTGTCTAATCAAGCCACAGCACAGCAGCAAAATAGTTGCAACCTAGATGTTGAATCACACCTATTAAAGAGACAAGCAAGAATGGGTTTGTTAGAAAGAGATAAGATTGCATTGAGAATAGTTGTGCCATGGAATCCAGAATTACACGCAGGTAAATTAATAACATTAGACTGGAAGAATAGAATTGACGGTTCAAAGGTTTATGGATCAGGAGATTATCTGATATCATCCATGATGCACACTATTAAATTTGGTGGTTTCTCTACCACTACATTAGATTGTGTTTCAAAAACTGTTGGTCAGGGAGTCGTATAAGATGGGAAATTTTAACTCTAGTCCATTAGATTTTCTACAGATAGGTGTTATTGCTTCTGGTGGTGATCCACAGGGAAATGGTGATCACCCAAAAGATAATTCTGGCAATCAGAAAGTCATTATACCATCTACAATGGACCCACAAGGTGTTAAACAAGAACATCTAGCGTTCTCTCCTCTGATGCACTCACCGACAGCATTGGGTCAGCAATCATTTCAAGGTGTGATGGATCCTGGTGCTCTTGTATATTTTCTCAAGTATCCTGGGCAGAACGGTGGTGTTATTCTCGGTCAGGCTAATGATATTGTCAATTACGACAAAGGCAGCCAAGGTGGTGGAACAAATCTATTAGGTGCTCAATACTTTCAGGATCTATTTGATCGTGAGACAGGTGTTAATATTCCACCAGATATTGAAGAAACAACTGTTCAAGGTGCCAAAGTAAAGAAGATTAAAGAAAAAGGTAAGAAGCATAAGCACTCACTACTAAAGGGAACACCATCCCACGGTGCTATGTTTGAAACATCTGGCTTTAGATTACCTGAAGTCACCAACGTTCCTACTGCTAAACAGCAATTCTCTAATCTATTAACTGGAGATATGCTAAACAATTTGCCAGGGACGATGATGTCTCTTGGTGGTATGTTTCAAGGTCTCATGGGTGGCATGGGTGGAGGTGGAGGTGGAGCAGGAGGTGGTCAAGGGGGTGCAGGAGGTGGTGCCCAGGGGCAACAAGGGTTACAGACTAGCCTTTCTTATAACAGAATGGATCAAATCCAACAAAACCTATCCCCAGAAATGCAAGATGCTGTCACCAGTATTGCTACACTATCTCAGGGATTATCTCCCAATAGCACATATGCATCTTATGGTAGCACATATAGAGTGCATGAGGAAACATATCTAGATAATGCTTCCGAACTATTAGGTCAGGTTACCTGTCTATCAGACTTGATGGAAGTTCTCAATCGTTTGCAGCATGACGAAACATTATTCGGTCTAGATCAATTAGCCAATAATATTATTGTAACAGAGACAGCATGGGGTAACGCTAACACTATTATTACCGCAACTGGTGACGTTCAAACACAATATTCGAATACTAAACCACAACAGGCTATGAGTAATAATCTTAGCAACCCATCTTCTAATCCTGGCTCTGGTAGCGGACAGAATATGTTTGGTGATAAGATATCTAATCTAATGGGCATGATGAAACGTCTACCACCAAATGCTGAAGGGCAGATGAAGAAATTAATGGAAGGTATGAATAGCGACCAAGACCTAATGCAAATAGTTAAACAGACGATTGAGGGTGGTAACCCACTTTCTAAATTTATGTCATAAGAGGATAACATGGCTGAGCATAATAATCCTAAAAAAGAAACACCAGAAAAGTGGTCGTCTGCAAAAGATCCACGTGCTAAGAAAAACGCTGGCAAGTATCCCAATCAGTTAATCACAAAGACACGCTCTGGTAATATACCTATGATGGTCGATGATACTCCAGGTTCAGAGAGTATGACTATTCAACATAGAAGCGGATCAGCATTTCAATTTCTACCAGATGGTTCTGTTCAAGTAACTGCACACCACGGTAAATATGATATTATCTTTGGTGAGAATAGAATGACTGTTACTGGTGCTCATGATCTAACAGTAAAGGGTCACGGGTCAATGATGGTGTATGGTGATTATAATAAGACTATTCATGGTGATGTTAATATGACGGTGACTGGTGCATATAACATGACAGCAGATTCCCATAATGCGGTTGTTCGCAATAATATGGATGTTGCTGTCGGTGGTAATAAGACAACAAAGATTGCTGGTAGTGAATCAAGAAAAGTTGCTAAGTCATATGCTCTAGCGGCTGGTGAAGATACAACTATTGCATCGTCTAAAGGATCATTGAATCTCGGCTCAGAAAAGCAACTGTCACTATTCACTAATAGTCAATTAGCACAAAGCGCAAAGACGGTTAAAATGGAAGCACGATCTGGATCAGTTGATGTTACCTCAAGCCAGGGCACATTGATTAAGTCAGCAAGTCTAGATATCAATTCATCTGGTGCAGTTAAGATTAGCGGAACAGACAGTCATATGAATTTCAGCGGGCAGAAGAAAATACAAGCAGCAGAGATTCGTATGCAAGAAGGAGCCCAGACGGCTAGCAATGCTGAAAAGCCTGGTTCACCAACCACTACACCTTCTGGCAACCCACAAGTGGCTTCGTCAGATGCAGCATCTATCCGTAACCTGGCATAAATAAAGGAACACTGTAGAGGAAAACAATGGCTAGCCTAGTATTTGTTAACAGAGCACCAGATTATGTCGATTTAGATTTAGACTTCCTGCGTCATCCGACAACAGGTGACGTTGTTGCTAAGTCAGGTAATGAAGCAATCAAAAGGTCTATTAGAAACTTGGTGTTCACAAATTTTTATGATAGACCGTTTAGATCATATATTGGTTGTAATGTTCGCAAATTGTTGTTTGATAATATTGATTCATTTACACCACAACATATCGAGGACTCTATTATATCCGTAATAAATAATTTCGAGCCAAGAGTTAAAGATATTGCTGTCCGTGTTTCTGCCGACTTTGATAGAAATGGTTTCAATGTTGAGTTACAGTATGTTATCAAGAACAGAGAAGAACCTGTTATAACAAGCATATTCCTTGAAAGGATCAGATAAGTAATGGCAACTTCCAACACTGCCCTCCAAGTTGCAGACCTAGACTTCTTTACTATTAAAGAAAATCTAAAAAACTTTCTTCGTAGCCAGTCCACATTTACTGACTACGATTTTGAAGGTTCTGGTATGTCTGTTCTATTAGACGTTCTTGCGTATAATACCTATTACAATTCTTTCTATCTTAACATGGCTGCCAATGAGTCATTCTTAGATACTGCACAGGTCCGTAATAATATCCTTTCACATGCTAAACTAATCAATTATGTTCCCGACTCACCACACGGTTCTGTATCACTAGTAAACGTCATCGTTACTCCTTCTACAGTGGAAGACCGTGATACAAACGTTATTACTCTTGAGAAGTATACCAAGTTGGTTGGGCAAGATAAGAACGGTATCAATTATCCATATGTCACCTTAAACTCTAATACATCTTATAAGAGCGGTGATGCATTTTCATTTGCTAATGTTATTATTAAGCAGGGTGAAGTTATCACTCAGCAATTCCTTGTTGAACCTGCAAACACAAAAAGACGCTTTCAGTTACCATCTGCTAATGTTGATACTGATACTCTTATTGTAACTGTTCAAGAGTCAGCATCTAACACAATGACAACTGAATATAAGTTAGCGGAAGACTTGACAGAAATTTCTTCTGCATCTAATGTATATTATGTTGAAGAAGATGATCAACTTAAATACACCATTTATTTCGGTGATGGTGTTCTAGGCAGACGTCCTAAGGACGGTAACATTGTTATTGCAACATATCTAGACACTGTTGGTTCGGTGTCTAATAATATCTCTAAGTTTAAATTCACTGATCCTGTCGGTGGTCCTCTCTACAGAGATAACGTTACTATCTCCACAATATCAACATCATATGGTGGTACAGATAAGGAAGACATTGAGAAGATTCGCTTCCGTGCTCCTTACTATTATACTGCACAGAACCGTGCTGTTACTGTTAAAGACTACGAATCAATTATCACCAAAGATTATAACAACATCGACTCTGTATCTATTTGGGGTGGTGAAGATAATGATCCTGTTGTATATGGTAAAGTTTATCTATCACTAAAGACTCGTGGCTATTATGCTCTATCTAATCTAGAGAAAGAGAACATCAAGAATACTCTTATTGAGAACCGCAACATTCTAACAATCGTTCCTGAGATTGTCGATCCAGATTATATCTTCCTAATCATCAAGGGAAGAGTAACATATAATCCATCTCTCACATCTCTATCTAATGAAGAAATTAAGAACATCGTTAAGAATGCCATCATTCAATACAACAATGATGAACTATCTAAGTTTAAGTCAACGTTTAAAAAGTCTAAGTTGCAGTATTACATTGAGAACGCAGAGAAGTCAATCACCGCATCTGACGTTACAATCTATATGCAGAAGCGTTTGAAACTTACCACTAATCAGTCTAAGAACTATGTTATCAATTTCAATTCACCACTTAAAAAGGGTGACTTCATTGAAAAGATTTATTCATTCCCACAATTCACTGTGATTGATAGTAGTAATATTCTAAGAAACGTATTCATTGAAGAAGTGCCTAACTCATTTACTGGTATCGATTCAATCAATGTTACCAATGCTGGTGCTAACTATGAAACAACACCAACTGTTACTATCACTGGTGACGGCTCTGGTGCGACTGCTTATGCCACTCTTGTTGGTACTAGACTAAAATCAATAACAGTTACCAACAAGGGTATCAACTATAGCCGTGCAACTGTTACTATCACAGGTGATGGTAGCGAAGCCACAGCATCAGCAGTATTAGAAGCCAAGAATGGTGTTCTAAGATCATTCTACTATAAGGCTAACGGTGAGAAAGTTGTCGTTAATGATAATGCCGGAACAGTAGATTACAATACTGGTCGAATCATTTTAAATGCAGTTAACCCACTAGGAATCGGTATCAACGATTTCTATGACACAGACGTTGTAACAGTTAATGTCGTTCCTAATAGCGACATCGTATACCCACTAAGAAACAGAATACTTGCTATTGACGAAAACAATTATCAGAGTATTCAATTAGAAGTAGTTGCCGAATCATAATGACGATATCAAACAACAAAACATCACTTCTTATATCATCACAGGTTCCCCAGTTCGTCAAAGACGATCATGAAACCTTTGTTCTATTCTTACAAGACTATTATAAATTCCTAGAACAGAACAATCAAGTAGGTAATGTTTCAAAGAACTTTACCAAGTATAAAGATGCTGATATTGCTGAAGGTGAGTTTCTACAAAAACTCTATGATAACTTTATCAAACTACTTCCTGAAAACATTGTTGCTGATAAGACGCTTATTCTTAAACACGTTAAGGACTTCTATCGTGCTAGAGGATCGGAAAAGTCTGTTCGCTTCTTGCTACGTATTCTATTAAACAAAGAGATAGAGTTTTATTATCCTAAGAGAGATATCCTAAGAGCATCAGACGGTAAGTGGTTCATTGAAAAGTCTGTCAAGATTAGTGATATCAAGGTTAACAATACTTCAAACACTATTGCATATAACAACTTCGTCAATAAGAAAATCACTGGACTTTCTTCTGGTGCCACAGCTATCGTAGAAACTGTAGATACATTCTATGATAAAGGTGAACATGTCATCGAACTTAAACTATCAAACGAATACAGATCATTCTTAAATGGTGAAACAGTTGCTTGTATGTTCCCACAAGAGGATGGTGACAAATATCTAACCGGTAGTTTGTTCTCTGGTGTCGTTGTTGCTGTCAGTCTTATCGAAGGTGGTACAGGCTATACAGAGGGAGCATCTATTCCCGTTGAAGGTGGTGGAGGCACTGGTGCTCAGGTCATCATTTCATCCACAACAAAAGGATCTATTTCATCTATTGGTGTTATGAATGGTGGTGCTGGCTTTAGAGTAGACGATACTCTAATCATCACTGGTGGTGGAGGTGTCGATGCATCTTCTAATGTTTCATCAGTTGATCTAAGTGAAAAGTATCATCCTAATACATACAACCTAGTAAAGTCAACAATCAGTCTTGAATCTGGTACAGCAATTAATAACGTTAGATATTCAAATCTAAACAGTAGCATTGTTAACCCATATAGTCAGTGGGTTCAGAACTCAATGTCATACTGGACATTTTCTAACTGTGGTCCTGTAGCAACCTGTCTAGTATTGAATATTGGTGACCATTATGTATCACCACCATCAATTGATGTTCAATCTAACACAACTGTCCGTGCATTGGGTATTCTAGGACGAATGGAAATCCTAGACGGTGGTTTAAACTACAACGTAGGTGATGAATTAGTATTCAATAATCCGGTTGGTTGTTATGGTGTCGGTGCTAAAGCAAATGTTAGTGCTGTTGCTGCAAATGGTATGATCACCGAAGTTAAATTCAGAGAAATGCCTGGTCATACTGTCGGCGGTTCAGGCTATGAACAACTTGCATTACCACTAGTAAGCGTGTCATCAGGCACAGGATCTGGTGCTAATATTGCAGTCAAAGCAATTCTGGGTGACGGTGAAACTGTTGCTGCATCTGCTGTTACATACGGTAAGATTCTAGAACTAAAACTTGTCACTGGTGGTTCTGGATATACATCCGAGCCAACAATAAATCTTAGCAATATGGCTACAGGTTCTGGTGCACAGGCTGCCGCTTCTATTGTTACAGGTGCATATACCTATCCTGGTAGATTCTTGAATGATGATGGCTTTGTCAGTGCATATAACTTCTTAGAAGATAGAGACTATTATCAGAACTTCTCTTATGTTATCCGTGTAGACGAATCAACTAACAAGTATAGAAAAGCAATCAATGACCTAATTCATCCAGCAGGCATGAAGATGTTTGGTCATTATCTATTGACTGATCAGAATCGAATCAATGTCAGTCCTAATGTAGTATCCTGGACAGCAAATAATAAATTGTATCAATCAGACTATACAGTTGTTCTTAGCGATGTTACCAAGACAGGAACATATAACGTAAATAGCCTGACTGCATCTTATACACCTAAGATTATCCCTGGTACTTATATCGTTACATCATCAGAAACGGCATCGTTCACATCTGTCGGAACTGATATGATTCTGTATTCACCAGGTCATGGGTTATTTAAGAACAGCAATGTATATCTAAAGTTCCATACAGCAATTTATTCTAACGTTACTAATGGTATATACAATATTAAATCTGCAAACACAAACTATATTACTGTTCCGATTGCTAATGGCAATTCTGCATTTTATTCACCACCAACAATCAGTTCAAATCTAATCGCTGCAACTGGTTATGGATTGACGAACAACTACGTTTCACTATCACAAGTTCTGAAAAATTCAAACGTTGTTATCTCTCTCGGTGACTCATTGACTATTAATGGATCACAAGTGAAAGTTGTTTCATCCAATGCTGATGCATCAGTCGTTGTCGTCTCACCAGGATTAACCGGCAATCTAACAAACAAGTCTATCGCTGTTAGTAAGAAAGCATACACAGCAAACGGTAATGTTTCTATATTCGATCCTGTTATGACTGTATATGCAAACACAACCGGGCTTGTTACCGGTGACAATGCATATATCAAGTTTGCTTCTAATGACACGACATTACAGAATACAAGATATGAAGTATTGTTTGCCAATGCTACAATGTTACGTGTGACACATAAGAATATCGGATCTGCCGTTTCTGTTAGTGGTGTAGCAAATGTTCACACAAATGTTCTTACTCTGACATCCAATTATCATGGGCTAACAGATAACGAATCAGTATTCATTTATTTCTACAGTGGTGACACCGGTAACGCTACAAACTCACTATATACGGTTTCTGGTTCAACTCAGAATACCTTTAATGTTGTTGCAACTTATCCTGTTACAGCAGCCGGCTCTGCATATGCTAAGACAGCAAACATTACTCTGAATATTACTAGCCATGGATTCAATACAGATGATCCTGTCAGAGTATGGTTCACCAGTGGTGACACCGCTAATATTTCAAACGGTGTTTACTATGTCAATGTTAGAAATAGCAGTCAGTTGTTCTTTGACACACCAGCTATTCTAACAACAAACGGAACTGTTACTGTCTATAGAGGATATGCTAACGTTAACATATTCAGACAGTCACACGGTCGTTCTGTCGGTGATGTTATCGACGTTCTATTTGATTCAGGAAATGTAGAAAACATTGCAAATGGTGTTTATACTGTTGATGCTGTTGCCAATACTAATCAGTATAGCATTAGACACACAGGTGTCGTTGTCAGTAATGATTTGACTAATCTACTACCAAACAATACAGGGTATGTCTATACCTCGCTGCATAAATACTAAAAAATAGAAGGAATATATTTTTGTCATCTGCATATTCAAAATACCTTCAAGTCTTTAACGCAAAACAGTTTAAGGAATCGGTGTCAGAGCCGCTTCCTTCTAATGTTTATTTAACGTTTGGTCGATCAGTTCCCTGGAGCGATGAACAGAATCCTCCACAGGCAAACACAGGTGTCTCTACTTTCTATGAAGTATGGAACAAGATGGTTGGTGGTAAGAAAGTATCAGGTAACGACATTAGACATGTTGTTCCTAGACATGACTGGACTGCTGATACAGTGTATGTTGCATATGATGACATTGCAGATTCTAAGTCACTCAAGTCTGACATTTCTAATTTCTATGTTGTTACAGATGATTGGCATGTGTATAAATGCATTAGCAACAATTACGGTGCTGTGTCCACATCTAAGCCAACTACTATCGCAACAACTACTGACGTTACCTCTGATGACGGCTATGTATGGAAATACATGTATACCGTTTCTTCGGAAGAGCAACTAAGATTCGTAACCTCAGATTATATTCCAGTTAAAACTCTAACAGTCAATGATGGTTCATTACAGTGGGCTGTTCAAAACAATTCAATCGTTGGTGGTATTCATAGCATTGTTCTATCAGATCACGGTAGCAATTATACCGCAAACGATATCTCTATTACTATCACTGGTGACGGGCAAGATGCCACAGCCATAGCAGTTAGAAACACCACATCAAACATTGTTTCATCAATCGTTATGACTAATAGAGGTGTTAACTATACATATGCTAATGTTAGCATTTCTTCCTCTACAGGTTCTGGTGCAGTTGCTAGAGCAATCATGAGTCCTAAAGGTGGACATGGATCTGATCCTTTGATTGAACTTGGTGGTTCAAATCTATTAATTAATACTCGTATCAAGTCATCTGAAGGTGGCATACTAACCACAGAAAACGACTATAGACAGATTGCACTGATCGAAGATCCATATACATTCGATGCACAAGATTTGATTTCAAATGTTGCTGTTAATCAGCTAACCATTCTCACACTAAACGGCATTTCTGCTGAGTATGTTGAGGATGAAATTGTGTATCAAGGTGCTTCATTAGCTGCCGCAACATTCAGTGCTAACGTAGTTGAATGGGATTCTGCTAATAACAAACTAAAAGTAAATAACGTTAAGGGAACACCATCATCAGAACTCGTGAACGGACTTACAAGTACCGGTGCTAGATTCTTGAGTTCTATAACTAATCCCGACATGAAACGTTATACAGGAAATCTACTATATATTGATAACATATCACCAGTTGAAAGATCCTCCGATCAGGTTGAGGACTTCAAAATAATTCTGAAATTCTAAAAGGACAAGTATAAATGGCCGACGACCTAGTATATGCCAACTCTGAGTTTTACTACTCTAATGTAAGTTCTATTACAACTGACTTTAACGTTAACCCCTATTATGATGATTTTGATGACAAGAACAATTACTATAAGATTTTGTTCAAGCCAGGGTTTGCTGTTCAGGCCAGAGAGTTAACTCAGATTCAATCTATCCTACAAGATCAGATTCAGAAATTCGGCCGACATATCTTTAAAGAAGGTAGTATGGTTCTTGGTGGAAAGTTTACACTTGACACCAAAGCAAACTATGTTAAGATTAATGATAAAGACTTACTAGGTAATGATGTAGATATTAGCTTATTCAATGGTCAGATCGTCACTGGCCAAACAACTGGTGTTAAGGCATATGTTAACATTGCTCTAGATGGTAATGAAGGTACTGATAATCCAAAGACACTTTACGTTTCATATACTAAAGGTAATTC